CGTCGACTTGGCATTGCCTCGCGGCACTTCGATGTAGGAGCGGCGAAACCGGCGCGTCCCATCAGCTTTGACCCAGCCAAAGACTGTCGACAGGATGAACACCTGCCACGGCTCCAGCGTGATGGGCTCACCGGCCAGTGGACCTTTGACGTGCGGCAGCCGCTCAATCAAGGCGCACAGGTTGTCCGCCGGGTAGTAAGTCTTGCCGCTCTTGCTGGTGAGCTTGGGATTGAAGCGGTAGGGGCTGGCCTTGCCCTTGTACTTTTTCAGATCACTGAGTTGCCTTTGGCAGGCGGCCTTCACCCACTTGCACGCCAGGATCTCTCCGGCCATGACTTTCTCTGCGTACATCTTGGCAATGTCCGCATAACTGCCTTGAGCCATTGAACTTATCCCGCAATATCGGCCCAGGGGTCATCATTTGTCCCAGGCTCTTGTGCAACATGGACCCTTGAGCGTGACGCGGGCGTGAACCCCATCTCAGCTTCGTAGCCCTTCATCTCCTGGGCTAGGTCCCGAATGACGTCCATCAGAGGCGAACGGCGCAAGATGCCGCTGGGGGTCTTGATGATCATCCCCGCCACCCCCGAACGATTGATCTTGGCCAGCGCCTCCCGGTACAGCCCGGCGCAATTAGCCCAGCGCTCGAGCACGGCCGCATCCAGCGAAGACAGCAGCCCCGGCGGAGCGTTCTCTACCGCGTAGGTCCACGCCTCCTTGGCGATGTCGGACATGTATTCCGGCGGATCGCCCAGCTTTCCCATTGGGCGGGGCTCGTTGGGGTTGGTGCGGCACTTTTGCAGCGTCCCCTTGATCTTCTTGACTGCAACGGGAAGGGGTTTACGACCGGCCATGTGGACTAAAAAAAAGAATTTCAATTTGCACGCGCAAAAAATTGCGCAAGCCCACGCATCTGTGGCGCCAGCCTGTAGAGATTCACCCCCCCTACCCCCTCAGGAGGGGGGCTGGTTGCGCAGGGATGCCGTCTCTGAGGCGGTCTTGGCGTTGTGACAGGGCACGCACAGGCTTTGCAGGTTTGAGCGATCAAAGCGCTCACCGCCTTGCTTGACCGGAACGATGTGATCGACCACGTTGGCGGGCTGGAGCACGCCCTTGGCCTGGCACCTGCAGCAAAGCGGGTTATCCCGTAGCACCGCTGCACGCGTGTTACGCCACCTGGTCGACTGATAGAAGCCCAACTCGGTGTCGAACCCACGCCGCGCACGCCCGTACTCACGGTGCACTTGGGGCTGGTGATTGGCACAGTAACCGGGCACGTTCAGCACCTGCGCACAGCCCGGATATCTGCATGGAGTAGGCGCACTTCTCGGCATCTCAATCGGCTTTCAAGGAATAAGCGACAGCTTGAAAAATTGACTTGGCTTCCTCTTGAATCAGAGCGTCAATGCTCTACATCGCAACAAGCAAAGGAGAGTGCAGTGATTACCGAAACAACCACCTTCACCGTCGACGAGCTTGGATTCATCCAGCTTGCCTTGAACAAGGTTCTCATCGCCGTCGCCAACGGCGAGCTCGACCTCAACAACCTGGCCCGCAAGGAACTCGCTAACCGAGGCCTGGACAAGCAAGGCCAGTGGGTTGGCTTTGACAAAGCCAATCAGATCCACAACGCATGAGGACCCAAACCATGAAACAACCCGACAAACAAAAGGTCATCGAGAAGATCGCGCTCGACCATCTTTTCATCGAAACGCTCGAAACCCAGCACCGTGATCGGCTGGACTTTCACGACGTCTCGGTCTGGGCGATCAAGAGCGCGCTTGAAGCCGCCTACGGCGCAGGGATCGCAGCAACACAAAACACATCAACAACATCGAAAGGAAAGAAATGAAACTCACGGACACCCAGCGCAGCCTGCTCGAAGCAGCAGCCAAACATCCTCAACAAATGTTGACCGACTTTCCGGCCAATCTCAAAGGTGGCGCACTCATCAAGGTCCTCACCGCCCTGGGCAACGCAGGACTGGTCGCCCGATACGCCAATGCACCCGAAGGCAGCATGCAGCTGGTGATCACACCGGAAGGCCTGACAGCGATCGGCAGCACGCCAGGGCACACCCCCAAGCAACGCGAGGGCACCAAACAGGCCACCCTGATCGAGTTGCTCAAACGCCCTGAGGGCGTGAGCCTGGCCGAAATGGTTCAGGCCACCGGCTGGCAGCAACACACCGTGCGAGGCGCCATGGCCGGAGCGTTGAAGAAGAAACTCGGCTTGACCATCGTGTCAGACAAGACCGATGGTCAGGAACGCAAGTACCGCATCACCACTACAACCGTTTGAGGACCTCATGAACCCCATCAGCATCACCATTGAATCCAAGCCCACAACCATCAACTTCGACGGCCGCGAAATGCAGGTGCAAAAGCTCAGCATCCCACTGCCCTTTGGCCGCAAGCCTACAGACATCTCCGACATTGCTGCCAGCGGCGTCGAGGCGGTCTATGTGACGGAGATACGGGAGATGGACCCCGAAGAATTCGATGGCTTCAAATTGAACCTGGGCAAGTCTCGCGACTGGCTCAAAGGCAAGGGAGGCGATTACTGGGATGGCCGGTTGTGTGTGATGGTGCACGCACCCGGGCGACCCTACTTGTTCATCGATCCATCCGGAGGAGACAGCGTTCGCTATCTCGCGCGTCTGGGCTGATCAGTCGCGAAGAAGCAACTGATCAGAAAGATTAGATGAACCGCTTTACTTCTGATCGAAGTAGAGCGTTCATAGAGCCATCGCAACAAGGAGAACCAAATGGCAGCCATCAACACCACCACGCAAATCGAAAACAACTACGACCGATTCATCACCGAGCTGACCGCCCTGACCCGCAAATACGGGGTGGCCATCCAGTCGGTGGGCGGCGTGTACCTGGCAGATGAGCGGGGCGAGTTTGACAAGGTCACTTACAACGCCGACATCACCAGCGGCGACCTGTATCCGAATTTCCCGGGAAACTGAGTTCAGGCACCTTGCACCGCAGGGGCCTCTTGAACCGGTGCATCAATAGCAATGGTGGTCAGCTCGACGAACTTCACGCCATCGCCCTCACGCACCGCCTGCTGGCCGGTGTAGTCCTCCCAGCGCTTGATGATCACATCCACGAACTTGGGGTCCAGCTCAATGAGGCGGGCCTGCCGTCCGGTCTTCTCGCTGGCGATCAGGGTGGTGCCCGAACCACCAAACAGGTCCAGCACGATGTCCCGGCTCTTGGATGAATTCTTGATGGCCCGCTCGACCAGCTCGACCGGTTTCATGGTCGGATGCAGATCGTTGACCCGTGGCTTGTTGTAGTTCCAAATGTCCGACTGGTCCCGGTCGCCACACCAGAAGTGGTCCGAGCCCTGCTTCCAGCCATACAGGATGGGCTCGTACTGGCGCTGGTAATCCGCGCGACCGAGCGTGAAGGTGTTCTTGGACCAGATGATGAACGTGGACCACTTGCCCCCTGCCTTGATCCAGGCCTTTTGCAGGGTGTGCAACTCGGACGAGCTCATGCACACGTAGCAGGCACCCTTGGTGACCAAGAGCAGGTTCAGGCAGGCGTCGTAGAGGAACTGGAAAAACCCATCGCCCAAGTCGTCGTTCATGATGCGCCGGTCTTTGCCACGCATCTTGTCCTTGGCACTATTGCCGTAGTCCACGTTGTAGGGTGGATCGGTGAAGGTCATGTCTGCAAGCTGTCCGCCCATGAGGCGCTCGACATCCGACAGGACCGTCGAGTCGCCACATAGGAGGCGGTGGTTGCCGAGAATCCACAAGTCCCCAGGTCTGGAAACAGGATCTACTGGTGCTTCTGGGATTGCATCATCTTCAGTCAAACCACCGCCTACTTGATCACCATTTAGCAGGCGCTCAATCTCATCGTCCCCAAAGCCGAGCAAGTCGAGATCAAAATCCACGCCTTGAAGCTCTTGCAATTCGAGCTTGAGTAACTCTTCATCCCAACCCGAGTTCAACGCGATTCGGTTGTCGGCCAGGATGTAGGCCTTCTTTTGTTCAGGACTCAGATGGCCCAGCTCAATGACGGGCACCTCTGTTAATTCAAGTTTTCTGGCAGCAGCCAAACGGCCGTGGCCAGCGATCACGCCGTTGTCCCCGTCAGTCAAGATTGGATTGGTCCAACCGAACTCACGAATGCTGGCAGCGATCTGGGCGATTTGTTCTTCACTGTGGGTGCGGGCGTTTCGCGCATACGGGATGAGCGAATCGACCGGGACCATTTGGATCTCGGGTTTCATGAGCAAATCAGGGGAGTAGTGCTGCCCTTGATCGCAGTGAATGCGCCAACAGGAAGCAGAAATGAAAAGTGGAAAGGAATGTCTTGCACTCCTTTCCACACCGTAGCTGAAAATGTACGCTCAAATGGGATGATTTGTTGCAAGGGCTAAATTCGCTCACCCACCACCTCACGCCCGCACTACATATCAACCTCTCCAATTCCCTCTAATTTCCTCTGTGAAATACCCAAGGCGTTGAGTTGATCTGCCACCGTCTGCAACGCTCGTTGCCAACGTCGCCAAGCAGTGGTCCTGTCACACGCAAATCGACGACCGATCTGATGCCAGCCATATCTCTTGGCACGCATCCAGACTAAATGCCTCTGGTCTATCTCAAGCCATTGGACCCACTTCATGGTCTCCAGCATTCTTTCAATTGCCTCAGGGCTTGGGCTCATTGGCCTGTACACCCGCTCGGTATCTGGGTAACGAGAGGGTGTTTGCATGGCCAGTGACATCCATGGATTGTTGTAACCCTGAACGCGGACGGGTGGAAGTCGGTAGGCCGTATGAGCGGCGTCAAGAAACCGGGCTTCCACATCATCCATGCCCCATATAGGTTTTCTATCCATGCTTACCTCCTGAACCATAGAGGCGCTCGCCAATACGACGAATGAACTCCCGCTCAAGGAAGTCCAGCCGTTCGTCTTGATCTGAGACAACCAGGATGTGTTGCTCACGCCAACCTGAACGCTTGACAGCATCCAGATCTGTCACGACAGGCTGCACTTTGCCAAGAGCGCAACGATACGGTTGTGCTGGGACTTTCATCTCACGCCTCCTGTGTCGTCTGACGATCGCGTGCCAGATAGGCCAATGCAATTGCGTCTGCTTCGTTGTCGTCTGCAGGTTGGTGACCGCGTGCTTGAACGCTTGCGATCATTTCTTCCTTACCTGCATTGCCCTTGCCGGTTGCATGCTTCTTGATCGTGCCGACCGGTATGCCTTCGTAGGGGATCTGATGGTGCTCACACCAGGCTGTCAGTTGGCCCATGAAGCCACCGTATGCATGGGCGGCATCCACACCCACATGCCTGCGTACTTCTTCAAACACGACCAGGTCAACGCCTGTGGTGCATTGCTTCACGTCCGTGAGCCAGCGTTTGAATTTGAGGAATCGCATGCCACCACCTTCGAAGCGTTGGGGCTTAAAGGATTGACTTCCACTTGTGATCTGACCGTCTGCACCTATCAAGGCCCATCCAGTCGTTGTGCCCAAGTCCAAGGCAAGAATCGTCATGTTCATTTCGTCTCCAGAATTTGATCGGGTGACGGGTTGGACAGGTTTCACGGTTACTCCTCTATCGTGTGTGTGCGCGCACGCGTGAGGGGTTAATCAGTAAGACTGTCAAATCCGTCACCATGGTTTGGTTCAATCGTCTCGGTATGGGTAGCCACTGCCGCTATGAGGCTTAGGTCGTAGACTGATGCCCGCGATTGCGCGCGCACCGCCATGCAGTCGGCACTTCTCGAACTTGCGGGTCGACA